GTTTTATTAATCTAAAAAAATGTAAATATCCATTATTAACACATAGATGGATATTAGCTTTAAGATGGTATGCAGAAGGAATACGAGAACCTGATGATGTTATAGCAGTAGCAAAATTAGCTTGTTGTCTTGATGCTTTAAGTAATGGCGGAAAGTTAGGTGGAATAAAAACTCTTCTTACTAATATCCTAGGCATAGAAAGTGATCAAATAATATTTAAAGATAAAATTAAGAATATAGATTTGCACACTTTTGTAAAAAGAGTTTATGACAATGGTAGATCAAGAGTTTTTCATGGCACTATTGAAGATATGCTTGAATCTTATGAAATAGATAAATTAAGACTTATTGAATGTTGCCGTTTAGTTTTATTAGAAACTTTAGTTCGCTTAAAACGATATGACGGTCAAGATATTGGCAAAGCTTTTCAGTTAATGAAGTAAAAATATTGTTATCCAAACCCACTTCGGTGGGTTTTTTATTGAGCGCAATTTATGAAAACAATTTACCAACTCAAAATTGGTGACTTTGCGCCAAGCGAATCGACACGCTCATTTACCAAAGAGGGATATCTGAAATGCGTCAATGTTCGCTTGGCTAAAGCGCCTCAAGTACGTCAGTACTATGCGTATGAGTTTCCATCATTGGAAGGTTATACCGCTGATCAAGTCATTAATGTCTACACGCCAGCAGAAGAGCTTTTCAAGCCTGAGGCTATTCAAAGCTTCAATGGTGTAGACGCTACAGACTATCACCCGCCTAAGAATGAAATTAACGCTTCTAACTGGAAGGATTATCACATTGGCTATTGTGAGAACGTCCGGCAGGAAGGTGATTATCTGGTGGGCGATTTGCTCATTAAAGACAAGATCAGCATTGATCTGATCCAAAGCAACGAGCGGCTAGAAATGTCGCTTGGCTATGGAGCCTTATTAATCGTTGAGCAGGGTACGGCGCCAGATGGTACGCCGTATCAAGCGAAATTTATCAATTTTATAGGCAATCACGTAGCGCTCGTTAAATATGGCCGTTGTGGTGGTGATTGCCGCATCGGTGACAAACAACAAACTCCACATAAGGGGAATATATCAATGGAAGTTATTGTAAATGGTGTGCGCTATAACATTGGCGATAACACGCCTTTAGCGGATGCATTAAAAATCCAGCAAGAGCAGCTTGACAATCTAAAGGCGGCAAAGCTCAAAGTTGGTGATAAGCAATTTTCTATAGGTGATGAATTGAACGCAGTTCAAGCGGTTGTAGATCAGTTACATGCCGAAAAAACAGCACTGGAGCAAAAAGTAGGTGATCTGGAAAAGAACCAGATGACTCCTGAAAAGCTTGAGCAAGCTGCTGCAGAGCGTGCTGCTGTGATTGCCGATGCTAAAGCATTGGTGCCAACAGTTAAAACCGAAGGTTGCTCATGTGAGCAAATCAAGCGTGATGTTATTGCTGCAAAAGCTGGTGATGCTTTAGTAACTGCTTTGATGGGTAACGTATCAGTAGGTGATGCAAAGCCTGAGCAGATCGACACAACTTTCCGTGCACTCTGTGCTGTGAAGGGTACTCATCCTTCTAATCCTGTAGGTGATGCTCTTCACCAGCAGCAAAGTGTTAAAGCTGGTGATGGCAACCCAGCAGGCGGTGGGGATGAAAAGACCTACAGTAAAGAAAACGCATACAAAACAATCTAAGGGGAAGTAAATCATGGTTAAGCAATACGATGCTGTACCCGGTATGAAGTTTCACCTCATCGGACCAGAGGATATTTTATCCCTGCCTATGGCTGGTGCCGGTTTGGTGAACGATGGTGACGTGGTTGTACGTAGTACGGACGGAAAAACATTTTCTGCAGTAACCGGCGCAACCAACACCAAGTTTGGAATTATCGTACGTCACGGCGTAGGTAAATCAGGCAAAACGGCAGATGGCAAAGAAGCCTACAAAGCAACAGATGTCGCGCCAGTTATGACAATTGGCTCAATTTACGTGAAGGTCACGGCACCAGTCACCGATATCAACGCAAAGGTTTATGTCAAAACAGCTAACGGCACCACAGCAGCGCCGTTAGGTTCTTTATCCCCAACAGCAACAGACGGTACAGAGTTACCGAACGCATCTTGGGAAACAATTTCAAATGAGCAGGGCTTAGCTGCTGTTCGCTTACGTGGGGCATAATAATTATGAGTAAATTGGCAGCAATGAAGCTACGTCTAACACCAGTAGCTCAAATGGTTCAAGCAAATATTGGTGATGCATTTAACCTTGATGCATTGGCCCAATTATTCGTTAAATTGGAAGAATTTAACGAAATGGATCCTCAGCTTCAGCAAGTGATGGATTACGCTAAATACATTCCTGTTAAACCTGTCAGTGCAGTATATGGTGGAGGAGAAATCCTAAGCCGTAAGAAAGGTGTGGGTTTGGGTAAAGATCATTCAGGAACTGGTAATGATATTCCTTTGGCCGAAGTTGAATATGATACGGTTCAATTGCCTGTGAAGGTCGGTACTATTGGTTATATGTATTCAGTGCTGGAGTTAGAAGCAGCTCAAAAATTAAATTTAGCGCTTGAAGCAGATAAAGTAGAGGCAGCTCGTCTTGCTGCAGAAAAACACTTAAGCAACATTGCATGGTATGGCAATGCACTTACAGGGGTTAAGGGTTTCTTAAATCAGACTGGTGTAACCATAGTTACAGCCCAACATAACTGGGCCACCGCAACCATTGAAGAAGTACTAAGTGACTTCAATGCAAGCTTGGCAGATGCTGAAGATCTTGTTGATGGGGATGTGTCCGTACAGCCAGATACTTATTTGATGGCATCAAATCAATACTTACACCTTTCTACTCGTGTAGTTGCTGATTCTGGCGGTAAGACTTTCTTAAAATTCATTGAAGAAAATAACATCTTCGCATCACAAGGTAAGCCGTTAACCATTCGTGGTTTAGGTCGTTCAAACGGAAAAGGTACAGCAGGTGCTGACCGTTCTATTATTTACCGCCGTGATCCGTCATGCATCCAAATGAAATGTGATGACGTCACTTTCTTGGCAGCTCAACCAGTTGGTGTGGATATTAAAGTGCCTGGTCACTATAAATATCAAGGCGTATGGTTGAAGCGTGTTGATTCTCTCCGTTACTTGGATCACGTGTAAGGATTAAAACAGTATGAAATATTCTTATATCTATAGCGGCTTACAGGCCGCTTTTGTTTTTTCTGGTATTGCTGTTTTGCCTACAGGCACACCAACTCTTGTGGATGAAGAGGCGCACAAGAAGCTCACTAAAAATAAGTTTGCTAAACATCTTATTGATATCGGTGAACTTGAAGTTCAGGAAATCCCAGATGAAGAGCCTAAATCAACGGGTAAAACTGGTGGCCGTGGTGGTAAAGGCGGCAAGCAAAACGATGCTGCAGGTGACGCGGCAAAAGCGGCAGAAGAAGCTGCTTTGGCCGCCGTGAAAGCTGAATTAACAGCTCTTGAAGTAACGTTCAGTGATGATGAAACACTTGAGCAGTTACAAGCTAAGTTAGCTCAGGCTAAGGAATAAGGTAGACATATGGACGTACAAACGTTTCGTAAAAAGTTCTCGACTGATTCGAGTTTAATGTCTTTGCCAGATGAGAGAATTCAGGATGCATTAGAAGAAGCGGATCTGATTGTTTCTCAAATTGAGTTTGGCGCATTAAAGGAACGTGCTGTAGGTCTGTATGCAGCACATATCCTTAAAGTTGGTACTGCAAGTGGCAATGGTGCTGCTTTTGGTACCGCATCAAGCATGACCATCGCTGGCCAAAGTGTGAGTTATTCACGTTCATCGAAAGAAGCTTTCTATGATCTCAGCATGTATGGCCAGCGTTACCTTGCGTTAAAAAATTCCATTCCAATCGATGATGAAGGCACAAACCCTAATCGTTTAGGTGTTGGCGCTTTTGTCGTATAGGAGAATCCCATGCCTTTTAAATATCAGGCACCAGAAGGTTATAAGCCAACTAAACTCGTTATTGCTGGTCAGAACCTAGATATCAAAAACGGCGTTTTAGAATCTGATAATGACATTATCCATATTTTAAAGCCCTTAGGTTTTGAGCGTTATATTGAAGTTGTTGAGCCAAAGAAAACGGCGGCCTCTGCTAAAGAGTAATTAAGCTATGAGCGATTATCGTGTTGATACTCAGGTCAACTTTGATGAGATGAATAATCGCGTTAGGTTTGAAATAAGACGCACGATTAACGCTCTTACTTTACGCTTACAGCGGATTGTTCAGGAAGACATGTTAAGTGGCCAACGACTCAAAGTTCAGTCAGGCCGCTTGCGTGGATCCGTTTCATCAAAGGTGGAAGAGGATAAGGATTCCATTGAGGGAACCGTGGGAGCTGGTGGTGCTTTGGTGCCTTATGCACCTGCACATGAGTTTGGTCTAAATGGTGCTTTGGGTGTTAAAGCACACCTAAGGACAATTAAACAGGCGTTTGGCCGACCTATTTCACCTGTTCAGGTCAATATTAAGGCCCATTCTAGGAATGTTCGGTTTAGAGAATTGCGGTTCATGCGTGATTCACTGGATATCGTGGCCAAGATTGTGCCGAAAAATATTGATGCAGCAATTCAGCGAGGTATTGCAGGTGGATAGCGAAGCAATTTATCAGGCGTTGTTTGAAAGGTTAAGTACAAGGGTAGAAGGACTGATTACGGTAAGTCGCCGTTTACGTCACTTTAACCATGTAACACCAGAACAGCGCCCAGCCATGTTTATTACACAAGGCAATCAGCAAGAAGTCCCGGTACATGGTTTAGATTCAAAAGTTGAACTAGCTGCTGAGGTTTATCTCTATATTCATGAATCGGACACTACAAAGCCGCCATCATCGCAGATGAATATATTCATCGATCGTGTACGTGAAGCAATTCAGCCGGACCATCCAGATTTTAATGAGTGTCAGACCTTAGGTGGTTTGGTAGAGCATTGCTGGATAGAAGGTACGATAGAAGTATATGAAGCAGTAGAAAACATGCTGGATGATCAGGCGATTGCAATTATCCCTATCCGGATCCTCACAACCAATTAACTAAACATTCATTTTATGACCGCCTCGATGGCGGTTTTGTCATTTTAGAGAGGTCAAAATAAATGGCTCAATATTTATTTGGTGCCGGCAAGATCTTTGCTACACCGATTCAAGATGTATACGGGCAACCGATTAGTAATCCCACACCAGTTGAAGTGGGGGTTATGCAATCCGTTGGTGTAGATATTAGCTATGACTTAAAAGAGCTTTTTGGTCGTGGACAGTTCGCCGTAGATGCCGCGCGTGGTAAAGGTACCATTAAATGTAAAGCTTCTTTCGGGCGTATTAACGGTACATTGTTAAATTCAATTTTCTTCGGAGGCGTTGTTGCTGAAGGTGGAATCGAAACAGTTTCCCAAACCATAAATGGTGAAGTAATTCCGGCTGGTGGCACTGTTACACCGGTTGTTCCTAACAGCGGTACATATGTAAAGGATCTAGGCGTAACAGATGCTAAGGCAATCCCACTTAAACGTGTAGCTTCAGCGCCAGCAACAGGGCAATACAGTGTAGATGCGGCAACCGGTGCTTATACATTTGCTGCTGCAGATGCAGGTAAAACGGTATTTATTAACTTCCGTTATTCAGCAATGGTGGCGGGTGCTAAGTCAATCACTGTATCTAACCTAGATATGGGTTATACGCCAGAGTTTGCCGTTGACCTTCAACGTGACTACAAAGGTAAGTTCATGCACATGAATTTCTTCCGTTGTACCAGTAACAAACTTGGATTCAGTTCAAAACAGGACGATTACGATATTCCTGAGTTTGAATTCCAGCCTATGGCTGACGATCTTAACCGTGTTTTCAAAATCGATTTATCGGAGTAATGCCAAATGCAATTTAAGCAAGTTGATAACCCACGTGGTAATAGTAAAGAAATTGCTGGTCAGACTTGGATTTTTGCTCCAGCACCATTGGGTACGATTGAGCGTTTCCAAGAACAATTAAGCTCAAACAATGTTCCAGCATCTGTAATTGTGGACATGGCTCATGTTTGTTTAAAACGGAATTACCCGGATATTACCCGTGAATATGTTTCTGATGAGCTCTTAGATATGGGTAACATGGAAGAAGTTTTAGCCCTAGTAACTAAAACATCCGGTTTGGAATATACAGGTAAACCCGCAGGTGAAAGCTCGGGGGAATAAACTGGGAGGAGCTGTACACGCATTTAGTGTTAACGATGGGTAAAGATTACGACTATGTACGTAATGAAATGGACCTGCCTAGATTAAGAGCATTAAGTGCGTATCAGCAAAGTAATCCTCCCGCGCATATTGGGATACAACGGCTTTGCCGTATTTTGGAAGCATTTATGGGAATTGATGAAACTCCGCAAGCTATCACCGTTTCAGATGATGACGAGGACGATATGCTGGAAGTTTTGTCGAATTTTCCACAGGGTGGTTGAGGCTGCCCTGTTTGCATTATTTGTAAGCGTTGGTTAAAGTTTGTTGATTAAACTTTATAAGGATAAATCAATGGCTTTAACAAATTGTAAAGAGTGTGGGGCACAAGTTAGTACTCAAGCTAAAAATTGTCCAAGTTGTGGAGCAAAAGTTAAAAAACGCTCCTTATTAAAATGGATCTTTCTAGGATTTGTTATTCTATTTATTATTGGTATTATTGCTGGTGGTGGAGAGGGATCTTCTTCATCAAGTAGCACTAGAGAATTGTCACCTAAAGAAGATGCATTAAAAAATACTGTACTTGATTATGATTGGTCAAAAGGTGGTTTTGATAGTGTCATGTTGGTTGATTTTAAAATCAAAAATAATAGTAAATATGATATTAAAGATATCACTGTAGAGTGTGAGCACTATTCTAATAGTAAAACAAAGATCGACAGCAATAGCCGAGTAATTTATGAGATTGTTAAAGCTGGTGAAACTAAAACAGTCAAACAATTTAATATGGGATTTATACATTCTCAAGCTGCATCGTCAGGTTGTGGAATAACTGACTTAGTTGTAATTCAATAAATATTCTTTAGAAAATAACCCCGTTCACACGGGGTTTTTTATTTTTCAAATTTACCTTGCATCGGCAAGGTTTTTTTATGCCTATGAGGTGTGTATGGCAAATAATAACCGTGTCGAAGTGCATGTTGGTGCTAAAACTTCCGAGTTAAAGGAAGGTATGCAAGATGCAGAAAAAATAGTTTCAGATTCCGCCAAGAAGATTGAAAGTACTGGGCATAACATTGATTTTAAACTTGATCTTTCTAATCTACGGTCAGAGCTAAATGGCTTTGCCTCAAATCTTTCAGATAAGTTCAAGACGGTAGGCAATGATATTAAGAGCTCGCTGACTAATGGTCTATCTTTGGTCCGAGGTGGTTTTTTTCTTGGTATTGGCCAAGAGATTGCTAGAAGTGCAGCGGAAGCGGTTGCAGCAATTCCTGATCTTGTATCTGCAGTGGGTAAGGCTTCAAAAGAGTTAGAAATTCAAGCCCGATTAGCAAACTCGAATACTTTGGAATTTCAAGAATGGGCATTTGCTGCCAAAAAAGTAAACGTGGAGCAGGACAAGCTATCGGACATCATGAAAGATGTAAACGATAAGTTTGGTGACTTCATGCAAACTGGTGGTGGTGAAATGGCCGATTTCTTTGAGAAAATCGCGCCAAAAGTCGGTGTCACTGCCCAACAATTTAAAGGTTTATCTGGTCCGCAAATCCTAGAAAAGTACTACCAGACTTTGCAAAAAGCTAATGTGTCACAGGCTGAAATGACTTTCTATATGGAAGCCATTGCGAACGATGCAACATTATTAGCACCATTATTGGATAACAACAGTCAAAAATTAAAAGAGTACGCTAAACAGGCTCATGATTTAGGCGTAATCATGAGTGAAGATGCCATAGCTGCTACCAAAGAATTTAATACGTCCCTTGAGACTGTCCAAACAACACTTCAAGGTGTATTAACCCGTATTGCAGCACAAGCAGCTCCATCCCTTACTGAATTAGCTAATCAATTTTTAACTTTTGCGGTTGATTCCAAGGATGCCATTGATGATTCAATTAAATCGATTATTGGCATTTTTGAAAGCTTGTTTAGCATTCTAAGTGAGCAGTTCACAACGATTGGAGCAATCTGGAGTGACTTGACTGGAAGCATTGGAGACGATGCGAATAAACAGATTGGCTTTATGGATGCTATATCTGTAGTACTACGAGCATTAGGTGTTGTAGTTACCGGCTTTCAGGTAGGCGTTCAATCTGCTTTTGCAATCATTCGTGCCGTTGTTGTTACGGTCTGCCAAGCATTAATCATTGCATTTAATGGCCTTATGGCTGGCTTTGATATGGTACGAAGTACTATTCAGTATGGTTTGGATGTACTACAAGTTAAGTTTCAAACATTTGGTAGCGTTGTAAATAATATCCTCCATTTTAACTTCTCAGGCGCAAAAGCTGCATGGGAGGGTGGTTTATCTCAGCTTGGTAGTATTACTGATCGATACACTAATCAAATGAAGGGCCGCATGGCTGAGCTGAAAAACTCTTGGAATGCAGGAGCCACTACAGCAGCAAATTCACTTGTCACAGCAGGTAAGCGAATTCTTGAGGTTACAACAGCGGGTAATCAGAAGATTACAAACTATGTATTTAAGGACCCGACAAAACCAATTGAGCCGCCTAAACCTCCTAAGCTTGGTTTAGGTACTGCACCGCCGAATCCTAAGTTGGGTATTGGTACTGGTGAAAAAGACGACAAAGGTGGGTCTAAGTCATCAGCTAAATCTAAAGCCGAGCAGGAAGCTAAAGAGCGTCAGCGCCAAGCTGAACAGGCTGCTAAAGCACTTGCGGATATTCGGTATAAATATGCATCCGAAGAAAAGAAAGTCGCTTTAGATCTGCAAAAGGCATTAGATGAGATTGAAAAATCCAAGATGACTGCAGATGAAAAAGCTGCTGCGAAAGTCAAAGCCGAAAAGGATGCATCCGACAAGATCATTGCTATTCGTTTAAAAGAGTTTGAGGAATACAAAAAAGCTCGTGAAGAACAGATAGACAATTATCAACAGCAAGCACAACGCCTATATGAAATTGAAGCGGCACGAATTCAGGCTGAGTTTGATGCCAAGAAAATTTCAAATGTTCGTAAAGTTCAGTTGGAAAAACAGCTAGAAGATCAGTTGCGCGAAATTAAGCGACAAGGTCTTTTAGAGCGTTTGGCTTTGGAAAATGAACAGACAAACATTACGGGTAAGCAAGGTAATCAAAACCAAATCACAAACAATATTTCTGATTTAGAGACGGATCAGAAAGTTGCTGACACTAAGTCTATGGGCTTAATCAGTGATGCGGAAATGAAAGACTTTGAAGCTAAGTTTGGTGGCTTTACTTCTCGACTTTCTAACCTTTGGGATCAGGGCATTCAGTCTCTTATGAATGGTACCCTCACTTGGAGTAACGCAACTAAAGCAGTGCTTGCTGACATGGGAGCATTTGCCTTGCAAACAGCTACTAAAGAGTTGCAAGGATGGCTAAGAATCCAAGCCATTAAGTTGGCTCGTAAACTTGGCTTTGTGGGTGCTGAAACAGCAGCAGAAGCTTCTGGCCAAGCTGCTCAAACAGGGGCAACCATTGCAGGTGAAGCAACACGTACCAGCGTTACTGCAGCAGGTGGTTTGGCACGTTTAGGCTTAAAAGCAGCTGAAGCGATCAAAGGAATCATGATGTCGGCATGGGAAGCCATGGCCGGAGCTTTTAAAGCCATGGTTGCAATTCCATATGTTGGTCCAATTTTAGCCGTTGGTGCTGGTGCAGCTGCTTTTGGTTTGGTTGCTGGTCTTGCGGGCAAGATTAAATCTGCTCGAGGCGGTTACGACATTCCATCCGGTGTAAATCCTGTTACTCAACTGCATGAAGATGAAATGGTATTACCTTCGCAACATGCAAATACCATCCGTGAAATGGGTAAAGCCTTACGTAACGGTGCAAGTTTCGGAGCAGCTGCAGTTGCTGAAGGTGGAGGTGCGGGAGCAACCATTAATATTAGTGCTATTGATGCCAAGAGTATTCAACGGCTCTTGAAGAGCAATGGCCGTGCAGTTGCTAGTGGTTTGCAAAGTTATGCCCGTGGATTTGGTAAAAACGGTAAATAAGGAGGTGTAAGTGTCAAACGTATTATTTCCAGAATTACCCGGTCTTGAATGGGATACATCTATTACTCCCATGTTTAACACCAAAATCATGACCTCCATTAATGGCCGGGAGCTTCGAGCAAGCTTTCAGGCCTCACCTAAATATGAAATCTCGTTGTCTTACGCATTCTTGCGCGAAAATAAGGGGAGAAAGGAATTGCAGCAACTTCAAGGATTTTATTTAGAGCGCCGTGGGGCATTTGATTCATTTCTTTATAAGATGCCTGATGACAATGAGTTTAGTTGCACATTTATTGGTGATGGAACTACTACAACTTTCCAGCTATACAAGGATATGTACACAAGCCAATTGCCTCTAGGTAATACAGAGGAGCAGATTGTAGGTGAAGTAGATCCCAACATGTGGAATCAAACACCAGCCAAAACAATGTGGAACACAGACCAAGAAAAGCTTATGTGGAATAACGCAACTGCTCAGATAACGAGTGACGGTAAATATGTACTTTCACAGCCGATCGAGGAGGGTGTAGAGGTAACTGTGACGGGTACTTTTTACTACCGTTGCCGTTTTAAAGATGACACACAGCAATATGTCAACTTTATGCATAAGCTTTGGAAAGCAGGGAAGGTTGAATTAATTGGTTCTTTGGGGAATAAGATATGAGACAGGCCTCTCCAAAACTTATAGCCTTGTTAGATGCCGATCAGTTCATCATGGCCGATCTTTACACCATTACAACTATTCAGGGCATTGAGTATCGCTATACAAGCTATGACGTCAATTTGACGGTGCAAGGCAAGGAGTTTCGAGCTGATGGACCAATTATCAGCCGAGAAGGGACTAGCCTTTCTTTAGGCATTGAAGTGGATAACTTATCTATCACTATTGAGGCAACCGAAAATACAAAGTTCGGCGATGTACCCATAGCTCAAGCTTTCCATAACGGAATTTTAGACGGCGCTCGGTTTAAGCTAGAACGAATTTTCATGGATATGAATACTCCTACAGATACCAGTGCCGGCACTTTAGTCTTATTTGAAGGGCGTATTGTTGAGCCTGAGCTTAATCGATATGAAATCAACGCAAGTGTGGTCTCTGATGTTGATAATTTAAAGCTTCAAATGCCAAGGAATTTATACACACCAGGATGCTTAAACACTTTATTTGATAGTGCATGTGGGCTTTTAAGCGCGGATTTTGCGGTAAATACTACTATTGGTACCAATAGTACGCCTAACCGCATACTTTGCGATTTAAGTCAGCCACAAGGTTGGTTTACTCAAGGAGTTGTGGAGTTTTTAGAAGGTGCAAATATTGGTATTAAACGAACCGTACGCTTGCATGAAGCTGGTTCGCTAATCCTAACTTTGCCGCTTTTAAAAATGCCAGAGATAGGAGAGGCGATTCGTGTTTATCCGGGTTGTGATAAACGTCTCGATACATGTACTAATCGTTTTAACAACCGTGCTCGATTTCGTGGTGCACCATTCGTACCCGTTCCTGAAACATCAATTTAATTTTTTAAATTTAACCCAAGCCCTGCAAATGCAGGGCTTTTTATTTGGGGGTAGAAATGCCTTTACCTAATGCCGACCAGTTCGTTGGTCAAAATGTGACTGAATCGGGCTTTAAGCAAGCCCAAACTCAACTGATTCAATTTCTAGGTGATGAAGTTCCAACTAATGAAAAATTAGTTAATACCTTTGCCACAAAAGCAATTGCTGATTCTAAAACCACCTTAATGCCAATTGATTACAAGATAACTGTGACCAGTGATCCCGATGAAACAAAGAATGGTGATTACACGTGGAACGGTACGGAATTAGTTAAAAGTCCTTATGATCCTGTTGATAAATCGAGACAATTTACAAGTGAAGAAGTAGGTAAAGTTTCTGCAGATGTTAAGGAGAAATTTGAAAAAATTAAACTTTCTACCAGTAGTGAATCCACTTCTGTTATTCCAGTCTTGGTTGATAAAGATAATAAGACTTTAATTGGTTATGACACAGAGAAAGACCAGATTGCCGCAGGGAGATTGCAAGAGCAGGTTTTAGAAAATTTACCTAACTTAAAAAAATCGGAAGACATTGGGAAAATTGCTGTTCTAACAGACTCAACGCACAAAATCTTGATTGGTTATGATACGGAGAAAGACCAAGCGATCATAGCGGGGCTAGAGTTACCAAATCAAAGACCTCTCGTGAAGGCCGTTAATCACATTCTGTTTTATGGTCAATCTCTATCAGTCGGAGCAACAGCAACCACGATTCTAAGTACATCGCAGCCTTATTTTAATGTGACATTCGACACGGGCCCACGCAAAGACTCAGCTGCAAATTCAGTCATTCCACTGATTGAGCAATTTAATAATCCAAGTTCAGATGGCTATGATAATCGCGGTGAGACTTGTTGCTCTGGTGCAGCAAATTACGCAAGTCGAGCAATGATGCTAGAGAATGGTATTGATCCAAAGGACCATGTAATTTTTGCATCTACCGCAGGACATGGGGGGTATCGCATCGATCAGCTTGAAAAAGGTACGGACTGGTATAACTTTTTTATCGAGCATGTGTCCGAAGCAAAGCGTCTAAATGGCGAAGATTACAAAGTACAAGTCGTGTGCTGGGTGCAAGGTGAAAATGATGCAGTAAGTTCAGTACAAACAAGTTATGAAGTTTATCGACAAAAACTTTTAAAACTTCAGTCAGATGCCAGTGCAGATATTAAAGCGATTACTGGTCAAACGGATGAAGTGAAATTTATTACTTATCAAATGTCGTATGCAGCAAGAACGTGGGAAAAACAAGCGCTTGTTCAACTGCATCTTTGTCAGCAATCAGATAAGTTTTTGATGGCTACGCCGATGTATCACATGCCGTATGCCATTGACAATATTCACCTTACAAATGTTGGTTACAAGTGGCTCAGTGCTTATTTCGGGCGCGCATATAAACAATTGGTTGTTGATAACCGAAAGCCTGATTTTATCAATCCCAAAGTAGCTCAACTAATCGGTGATGAAATTCATATCAACTTTGACGTGCCGAAGGTCCCTCTTGTACTTGATACAACAACTTTAGCTTTAACGACAGATCATGGATTTAAAGTTCTTGTTGATGGAGACGCAACAACAATTGTGAGTGTTACAGTTCAAGACGATAAAGTTGTTCTTAAATTATCTGAGCCGCCAACGGGGGTGGTCAAGGTTCGATATGCATTGGACCATCTTGGGGCTGGCATCAGTCTAACTGGTGGAGCATCTGGAAATCTCAGGGACTCTACTGCAGATGAAATTTTAATTGATGGAGTGTTAAAGCCACTTTATCACGTATGCCCGCATTTTGAATTGACTGCATTTATAGATAAAGGAATTTAATCAATGAGTTTTTTATTTTTTAAGACAAAAGATTTCTCAAGCGCCCATTCATTGCCTCAACTTAAAGATGTTTCAGATTTAATTCCGCAATATGAGAATAATGCATATGGTCACTGGTTGTTTGGAGGAGGTCCTTCTTCATTGGTAGATGTTGTCAATGGAAGAATATTGACGCTTCAAAATGGGGCAACAGTTCAGCCAGTATATGGCGATAAAACAATTACGCTATCCACAGCCATCGGCAATGCGCTTTTGACAGATTTGGTTGATTCTTCTGCACAGAGTATGACTTTATGTTCAGTAGTAAAGTGTAGTACAACGTCTCTGGCCATTTTACTGGGCAATCTAGTTCCGAGTTCATCTGCATTAAGTAGCGGTCTAGCTGCTTTTGCATCGGCAGGGAAGGGGTATCTGACTGTTAAGCCTGCTACTGCAGGTGGACCAGGGGGTATTTCATCTTTAACGCCTCCATCATCAATTGTACAGACATCCAACTTTTTTATTGCAACAAGCGTTGATAAGAATACAAAAAAAGGAATCATCTATCTTCAACAATTAGGCGTTGAGTCTAGTAATGAATCGTCATATACCGCTGTTAGCTATGAATCTTCAGCTAATAAAATCGGTATAGGAAACGTGGCTTATACAGGCTCTAGTAATACAGCTACTTATTCTGAAGCAATCATTTTTGATAACGCTTTAACTTTGGCTGAGATTCAAAATGTAGCATTACGCTCTAAAGATCGTATGGCGAATAGGAATATAAGTTTTTAAATGAAAAATTTAGAAGCAGTTAAAGAAGCTCTTACATGGCTCGGCACACCTTATCACCATCAAGGGCGTGTTAAGGGAGTTGGTGTGGACTGTGGTACTTTGATCTGTGAAGTCTATGAAAAAGTTGGACTCATGGACCATTTAGACCCGCGGCCATATCCACCTGACTGGCACTTACACCAGATGGGACAGCGTTATTTAGAACTCATTTTAGGTGTATGTGATCCAGTGGAAGGGCCACCGCAACCGGGCGACATTGTTTTATATCATTTTGGCAAATGCATCAGTCATGGTGCAATTGTTATCGAATGGCCACAGGTCATTCATAGTTACCTCCATCAGGGAGTCATTATCCAAGATGGAACAAAAGGAAGTTTAGCCCGGCGAATTGCCGGGTTTTTTCGTATGAAGAGGCTTAAATAAATGGGTGGATTATTTGGTAGTACTACAATTAGTACAACGGATACCCGTATTAACTCTATGCGGATCCAGCAGTCAGCTTATGGGCTTTGCCAGCCATTGGTTTATGGTAAAACTCGTGTAGCGGCTAATATGTTTTGGTATGGAGATTTTACAGCTACACCTCATACAACAGTTCAAAAGTCTGGTGGTAAGGGTGGGGGTACAAAAACCAGTAATACCACCTTTAGTTATAGCGCCTCTCTCATGCTCGGTTTATGTGAAAACCAGATTAAAAAGATTGGCCTGATTTGGGTAGACAAAGAGCAATATGTACCTAAACAAGAAGGATCTATTATTTTAGATCCCATCGACCAGTTAAAATTTGAATTATTCGATGGAAATAATAATCCGCCGTGGGGATGGTTAGTATCAAAGCATCCAGAACAGGCAATTAACTATCCGTATTTGGGGTATGTAGCTGTAGCTAATTATGAGATGGGTAATAGCGCCAGCCTTTCAAATCATAATTTTGAAGTGATCAGTACTATCACGCTATCTGACACAATTGATGATGCTAACCCGGCAGATGTTATTGAAGATTTTATTACTCATCCACGTCATGGTGCGGCCCCAAATCTTAACATTGCAGATCTGGAAGAGTTTAGAACCTATTGCCGGGCAGCTAATCTCTTGATTAGCCCTGCATTCACAGAGCAACGCCCAGCTTATGAAACTATCAATGAGATTGTCGAGGCGGTTAACTGTGCTGTGGTACCAAGCCCAGATGGCTTAAAGATCCGTTCTTTTGGGGACTCTGCAATAACGGGTAACGGCGTTACCTTTACACCTGATCTCACACCGGTTTACCACTTAACTGATGATGACTTTATTGGCGATGATGAGCCTGTACGTGTGCGCCGTAGTCGTGACACAGATGCCTATAATCATGTGCAGATTGAATATATTAATCGCTATAACCAGTACAACACCGAAACAACAGAAGCCAAGGACCAAGCAAATATTGAAATGTTTGGCTTGCGTACCGAGGACCCCGTGGAATGTCATTATTTCTGTGAGCCAAAAATAGCTCGCCATGCTGCACAACTTCGCTTACAACGACTGCTATATGTTCGCAATGAGTATGAATTTGATTTGGGATGGAAGTACTGCCGATTAGAGCCAATGGACATTCTTACGTTGACTGAATCGGGATTGGGGCTTGATAAATTCCCTGTTCGTATTACACGTATAGAGGAAGATGAAAGCGGCATGTTAACCGTTACTGCAGAAGAATTATCTATCGGTTCAAGGTCTGCCATTGAGTATGACTCTCAAGTGTCAAATGGTTATCAGGGCGGAAATGAAGAGCCGGGTAATGTGAATGCACCATCTATATTTGAGCCACCGCTGGATCTTACGGATGGCAAGAATCAAGTTTGGGTTGCTGTCTCGGGCGGGGCTAATTGGGGTGGATGTAATGTTTGGGTGAGCCTTGATAATACGACATATGAAATGATTGGCACAATTTATGGATCGGCACGTTATGGGCAGCTTGTTACAACAATTGATGCAGATGATACGACATTACAAGTTGAGCTAAATACAGCAAGCCAGATCTTCAGCGGAACATTAGAAGATGCTCAAGCTGACCAAACACTTTGTAAAGTGGGGGATGAGTATTTTAATTATCAGGTAGCCACCTTAAACGGATCTGGTCTTTATACCTTAAGTGATGTTTTACGTGGACGTTTTGATGATGCACAAAGCCACAACGCTGGTGAGCCATTTGTTCGTTTGGATAAAGCTATATTCAAATATCCGTACAATGAGGGTCTAGTAGAAAAACAAATCTTTTTAAAGTTCACAAGCTTTAATGGTTTGGAACGTAAGGAGCAAACCTTAGATGAGGTTACGGCGTATAGCTATACTCTAAGTGGCGGCCGTCCAGCAGGTGTTAAAGGTCTTTCCCTCCAATCACCGTTTGTTGGTACCACTTTCAAGGTTCAATGGCAAAGCTCAACTGGTGCAGATGGCTATCGTGTTCAGGTCTGGTCTAATGGGACAATGATTCGTCAAGTTGATACAACTAATACGGATTATAGTTATTCGATCGAAGAAGCCAAACAAGACGGTTTAGGCCGAGCTTATACAATTCGAGTGGCCAGCAAGAACGGCGACCAAGTTAGTACCTATGCTGAGTTAAGTATAAGTAATCCGGTACCGCCAGTACTTCTCAATGTTTATACAGCTGCTACTGTAGATTCGATTACTGTGAATTGGATACCTAGTGAAGTTCCGGATCTAAAAGACTATGCAGTATGGTTAAGTCCAACCTCTAATTTTGACCCAACTCAAATGCCACCTTCATGGACTGGTACAGAAACCACAACAACTTTTGGAGGACTTCAACCAACTACCCCTTATTACATTCGTGTTGCTGCACGTGATGTGTGGGAAAACACAGTCTGGAACTACACAAATCAGATTACTCAGAGTACTTCTGAAGCTTAAATTTAATTAATTTATAGCACCCATGCGGGTGCTTTTTTATTGCCTAATTCTGGAGTAAAAGGCATGGAACCAGTTTCTACAAGCGGTTTAACAGCAATTTTAAAATTTTATGGTGCAGCAATTATGGTGACTTTAGCGGTCGCTTTAGTTGCAGCAGTTGTATTGATGACACGTATGCCGCGCTCACCTCAAGAGTGGGCTGTAGGCTTGATCTGTACGGTTGTATCAAGTCTTGCTGGCGGCTCATTCATTATTGTGAAGTGGGGGCTTCATGAATGGGTTACTGATGTATGGGGGATGATTGCACTTGGTGGATTCTTCTTTGTATGTGGATTACCCGGTTGGGCTTTGGTCCGTTGGATTTTTAATTTCATAGATAAACAGGAAGGGAAAACGATTGTTGAAGTGATTAAAGAATTTAAGAAAGCCAGAAAAGATATCGAAAACAGTTAATGCCGCCTTCGGGCGGTTTTTTATTCTCTGAAGGAAAACGAAATGAATATCGAACAATATCTAGATGAGTTGATCAAACGTGAAGGCGGGTATGTAAATAACCCAGCGGATCGGGGAGGTGCAACTAAATACGGTATTACTGAAGCAGTTGCTCGAGCAAATGGATTCAAAGGTAATATGAAAGATTTGCCGCTTGATGTAGCCAAAGCCATTTATAAAAAGCAGTATTGGACAGCTCCGCGATTTGACCAAGTGAATATCATCTCTTCTGCAGTAGCTGAAGAGCTTTTAGACACGGGTGTGAATTGCGGTACCGGATTTGCAAAACCACTTTTACAACGCGCTTTGAATCTCCTAAATAACAATGGCAAAGCAGGTTGGCCAGATTTATCAGTGGACGGGATTTATGGTCCAGCAACTCTTAATGCACTTAAAACTTATCTGACCAAACGAGGGAAGGAGGGAGAAAAAGTCCTGGTGCGTGTTCTTAATATCATGCAAGGTCAGCGCTATATCGAGATTTGTGAGCGAAATAAAAGCCAAGAACAATTTTTTTACGGTTGGATTGCTAATAGGGTTGTTATTTGAAGGCCCTAATTTTGCTGAGCATTCTATTAACAGGATGCTCAGCTCATACGATCAATAGCAATGTGAGTGTAGGTATTTGTGTGAAAGCTCTCTGAGGAGGGCTTTATTTGTAATAATCTACATAAAAAATACTTTGAATTTTAGGCTCATATGGATTTAAACCACTCCAATTTTGAAAATCAATAATTTCATGTATATCCAGTGAAAATATTTTATTTAAGGGGTATTTACTTTTCTCTATAAGTATAAAAGGTGAAGTAATTCCATTAAATTGATGTGCTGTAAGATCAATAACATACTCCTCACTTTCTAACCAATAATGATTTTCTTCTTCCATATTTGTTCCCTTCATTATTTTAAAATCATTTATGCCTTCTTGTTGAAGAATCATTAATAGTAAGCTACTTGCTTCCTCACAGAAGTTTCTGGGAAAGACTTGCCATATCATTGGAGATTTAAGATGGTCTTCAAAAAACTTAAGAGCCGAGCTAGTTATCTTGTGTATTTTTTCGTATTGCATTTAATTTTAATCCTTTTAATCAACCGTTCCTAAAATAGGAATCATCTGTGGCCCCGTCATGCGAGCCTTACTAATAATCTCGACAAGTTCATCATAAGTTAAATTAAAAGAATCTTCACTATCAAAAACATAGACCATATTTTTCCCACATCAATTCCGGTCGTGAGTGGCGAGCTCTGGGTGATTGTTGTTAAGACAGAAACATTATCTGAAAGTTTACTAGTACAAACGATAAAAACTTGCATGGTAATCAGCTTCCTGTGCATCTTATTGTCAGGGTGCACAGCTCATACTATCAACAACTATGTGAATGTGGGTATTTGTGCGAAAGCCCTCGAGGAGGGCCTATAGCTTTATGCTTTAATTTGAGGTTGAGGTGGTTGAGGACTTTTATCAATAATTAATTTATCGCCCTTTATTACTCTTACAGGCGGTGGTGGTGGTGGTGGTGGAATGTTTTGATTTTGACTCATCGAATTTCCCTTCAAGTTTGTGACCAACATAAAATAAACTAACAATTAGTGTTAAGACTAAAATCGAGTAGGAGCTGCTTGCAATCTTAGTCAGCTTTGTTTGACGATCTACATTATTTAAATAATATGCTGAAGAGCATTCCGCATATTGCTTTATAAGATATAGATTAAATTGTTCCCTCACATATTTTTCAATTTCTTGCTGACTTGGTGGAGTGGCACTATTAGTTGTGAAATGATTTTCTAAAACTATTCTATATTGCTCCATTTCAATATTAGAATTTACTAATTTATCGTATTTATGTTTTGAAATACCATAAAAATTAATAATAATCGCCACTAAATAGAATAAACAAAATATCCACAAGCCGACAACTAACGCAAGTTGAGTTTGTGATAATTCTAATAAAGCATCAAACATTGTAAAATTTGCAGTTATGCAGGCTGTTATAAATACGGAAAATATAGCCATTCTCGTATATATTTTTTCTTTCATGTCAATTTGGAATAAATATTCAGCTTTGTAAAGTTCTAATCTTTTTTCTAGGTCCATTTTAATACTACTCTTTTAGTCCTTGATTATTATATTTGTTTTAATTTCTTATTACTAATAATTCATCCCATCTAAATGGATTTCTGCTTAATTTATCCCGCGACATTGACCAGTTCCGATTGGGTATAAAGCAAGGTCCGACACTAATTTTTTTCTTTCCAAACTTACTATGGATACCATCCATAGCCTGCATTAAACATTCCTTTTTCTCTATTTGTTTAAAGTCAGTTAATAGGTCATAAGTATGGCCAGACTTTGGCTCTAAACATGTCAGCACTACGCCGCACTTCTTATATTTAATTCCTTCTTTGTATATATCGTTTAACATCCTTGTTGCTGCTTTGACGAAATCTACTGCACAGTCAGTCGGTTCTGAAAAAGAGCCTGTAATAGATTTATTGTAAAACGGCACATTTGGATCAAAAGGATTTGACTGTACAAAAGCAATCATACATCCGCACAAAAGCCCTTCACCACGTAGTCTTTTGCATGCATCTTGAGCATACATAGAGATAGCTTCTTTTAGATCCGTTAGTTCAGTTACACGACCACCGAAAGACCGGCTTGCAACTATTTGCTTTTTTGAGGGTGGGGTGTGCTCAATCTCAATGCATGAGATGCCTTGCAGTTCATAGATAGTACGAGCCATAACAATCGAGAATTTTTTCTGCATTTCCCGTGGTTCAGCACATGCCAGATCAAGCACCGTATTTATTCCCATGCTTTGCAACTTTTTTGAATGCTTACGACCGACGCCCCAGACTTCACTCACATCTATTTGAGCAAAGTAATATTCTTTGTTGCACGGATCCATATTCACTAAATCACAAACGCTGTTAAAGCCGGGGTTTTTCTTTGCAATATGATTTGCAATCTTGGCTTCTGTTTTACTTCTGCCGATTCCTACGCATACAGGTAAGCCTAGCCATTTCCATATTTGTTGGCGCATTTGTTGCCCGACTTTTTCTAAATCAAAGTTTTTCTCATAAGCGGTGAAATCAACAAAACATTCGTCTATAGAGTAAGGTTCAACTTCTTCATCAGTAACGTAAGATGCAAGAATCGTATGAAAGCGCCGTGACATTTCTGCATACATTGCGTAGTTGCTTGAAAGTACGAGCACATTATATTGTTGAACAATGTCTTTAATTTGAAAAAGAGGCACACCCATTTTTATATTTAGGGCTTTTGACTCATTGCTACGCGCCACGGCACACCCATCATTATTGCTGAGCACAATAACAGGTCTATCATTTAAACTTGGATCAAAGACTCTCTCACATGAAACGTACATGTTATTTACATCGATGAGAAAAAATACTTTGTTCTCATGTTTCATAACTTAATGCCGTGTCATTTTAATGATATGAGTGACAACCCCCCAAATTATTAATTCTTGGCCATCCGCTAAATAAATATTTTTATAATCCGGATTTTCTGCTTTAAGCCATTGACCTTTTTCATCGATCATTAATCGTTTAACTGTGAATTCATTGTCAATTAGTGCAATAACAATATCGCCGTGCTTTGCATCAAGACTACGATCCACAATCAATTCATCATCAATATCTATACCCGCATTGAGCATTGATAGTGATGCAACTTTGACAATAAACGTTGAAGTTGCATTTTTGATTAAGTGCTCATTCATATCGAGCGCTTTATCGATGTAATCTTGAGCCGGAGAGGGGAAACCTGCATTGATTTTTTCTAATGCGTAAGGGATGAGTAGATGAGTTGATGGTACAACTTGTTTGATAGATAAGGCCTCAGATAAAACAATACCTTGTGTAAGATAAGGCTTTATCTGAATGATGGACGGTACAATTTCGCTCATATGTTTCCCTTAGCTTGATTTTGTAACATATTCAAGATGATATTCTAGAGATGAGCTTAAATTCAAATTTAAAAAGCTGTGGATAAACAAGTAGAAGTCAAAAATTGACGTAGCCAAAAGTGCATTTGGTCGGAAATTCTACGCACTTAATTGGCTGATTTTCTTGGTTTAGGAAAATATTCGGCAGTAAATTCACCGATCGGCATTTCAAAGAAAAATTGATCAGCATCTTCTTTTTTACAGTTCAACCAATCTTCCCTGTATTCTTCAGGGATTACAATAATCGATCGTTTTTCATCTTCTGGTTTATGGAACTGGCTCATGAAAGGGTGATTATCTGCATTAATAGTCAGCATAGACATTGATCTAACTTGCTGCCCATCAATTACAGTCGAATCGTAAATAGCAGCTACTGTAAAAGGTAGACCATCTTCACGATAAATTCCCCACCGCTCAGCCTTGCCATTCACATATCTCGGTTCATAAATTTTTTCTACAGGGATTAGTGCAAACTGACTTTTAGCCCATGCATGTCTAAAACTCGGTTTCTTATCAACTGTCTCTGTTCTAGCGTTATATGTGTATTTCGAAAACTTTAAATCATGGTTCCAAGGTGGGATCATGCCGAACTTTACCTGCCGCCATTCAATGTGGCCATCCTTAGAAAATATAAGAGGGCAATCGTAACCAGGATAAACATCAGCTTTATAGTCGAAGGTAGGTTCGAGTAGATCTAATAGGTGTACTCGGTCTTTTGATATTGGTTCATAGTTTGCACACATAGTTTGAACTCCTTTTAACTTTTAATTATTTTCCCATTGTGGATAAGTTTTACTTATAAGAATTGATATATTGTTTTAAGAATATCCTAAAATGATTAAACATTAAGGTGAAGAAATGCAATTAGCTTTAGTAAATAATAAACGGGTAGAAGCTTTTGAAGGGGGGAGAGGAACCTGTCCAATTTGTGGAGCTGTAACAATTGCTAAGTGTGGACCTAAAATCATCAATCATTGGGCACATTTCAGGCTAAAGGATTGTGACCCATGGTGGGAAAATGAAACTCAATGGCATAGAGATTGGAAGAATAATTTTCCATCGGAATGCCGTGAAATTAGTCATACAGCTCCAGATGGAGAAATACATAGAGCAGACGTAATAACACCTACCGGCATAATAGTTGAATTACAGCATTCCCCCATGTCTGATAAAGAAAGAATATCAAGGGAAGATTTTTATAGGAATTTAGTCTGGGTTATTGATGGAGAAGAGTTTAAAAAAAATTTCAAGTTCTGTCATATACTACCAGACCCTAATTCGGCATTAGGTAAAGATTTAGTTTGGTATAAAGCAAAACATGATGATTTGATCCCTGTGAACGAAAATGGGATGTTCTATAGAATTTCAGAGACAAGAGAATCGTATCCCGAAATACCAGAGATAAGTAAAAGCAATCTTGAAGCTATACCGAGGTTAGTTGAGGGTCATTCTATACGCAAAATTTTTAAAGAAGTACAAGATAATCATATTGGACATTATCAATTTGATTGGAAAAGACCTAGAAGTACTTGGCTTGAGGCAAAGTGTCCAGTGTATATTGATTTTGGCGGATCTTTCTTAGCTAAGTTAGAAACTTATGATGAAACTGGTCTAAAGTGCATCAGATATATTTCTAAGAGTAAATTTATGTATGATGTAATGCATGAAGATAAGGTAGAAAATATTGCAAAAAAGTGGTTTAACATAAAAGAATGGGTGGAAGCCCAAAATTTTAATTTTGATAAATATGGCTAAATTATGTCCTGAGTTCAACTCCTATAGTCGGATTTGAATAAAAAAGAAACTGTTGTTAATCATACTTAATCAAATTTAAATGTTATACATGCGTTATACCAGCATGTTATATGTGGGAAAAGTAAATATAAAATCAATAATTTAAAATCTTTGTTCAACTCCCGCCATCTCCACCAAATACATAAGCTTTATATAAGTGAATATCATGTCGTATAAAGCGGAAAGGCTTAAATCTAAGAGGTTTAAGCCTTTTTTAATTCCTTAAATTTAACCATTCTTGATTCAGCTTAATTATTGATAATTAAAATTTATTACTTCAAGCTTTTACAGGGTATAGTT